AGGGTACGTAAAAAAACGGCTACAATCACTAGGGTTGAAAAAGAATATATGAAACGATTACGATTTAGATCACGGTTCGAGTTGCAACTTGCAAAAGGTTTGGCTGATAACAAAGTCAAGTTTGAGTATGAGTCCAAAAAGTTTTTGTACGTACCTAAACCAAGAACCTACACACCTGATTTCTATCTAGTCGAAAGTGATATTTATATAGAAGCAAAGGGTCATCTAGACAAAGCAGACAGAGTAAAGATGGCTTTGGTAAAACAACAACACAAAGATCTTGATATACGATTTGTCTTTATGAACGCACGAAACAAGATATACAAAGGTAGTCGAACAACCTACGCTGATTGGTGCAACAAGCACGACTTCAGATGGGCAGAAAAGTCTATACCTACGGAGTGGTTTAAAAATGGATGAAGATGAGATAATAAAATTTGTAAAGAAAATGGATTTAAAGAAAGGTCATTACTACATCATACTCACTGATGTAGGAGATGATAAATTTAAGATGCATGCATACGATACAACTGGCAACAAGTATGAAAATGAAATGGATCACAGTGTTGGATCAGTTATACATGAGGGTCTTGTCGGAATACTTACTGGTAAAAGTGAAGAAGTGTTTAACTTTGGAATGTCAGAGCTTGCTTTTAATTACACAAGCAAAAGAATATTTGGTGAGATAGAAGATGAGAACGGTGAAAAAATAAAATACAAAGATAATGTTATTAAAGTTGATTTTAGCAAAAAGTAATGTTAGGACATATAGAGTACATGAGAAAAAGAATGAAAGAAGAGCAGGCAAATATGCAGTCTGATAATATAGAGATGAGTAATATGGTTGACCATCCACCACATTACAATACAGCCAGTATAGAAACTATAGATATAATAGGTTCTGTAACTGGAGATGGATTTGAATTTTATCTACAAGGAAACATTATGAAGTATCTGTGCAGATACCCATACAAAAATGGTGTAGAGGATTTAGAGAAAGCACGATGGTATTTAAATAAACTAATAGAAATAAAAAAAGGGGAATAAGATAATGTCTAATATGCTACCAACATCCTATCAAGAGTTCATACATAAATCTAGGTATGCTCGTTGGCTTGAAGAAGAAGGAAGAAGAGAGAACTGGGGTGAAACAGTCTCTCGGTATGTAGATTTTATGGAAGAAGCTTTGTTGGAAAAGCATAACTACAAGATGAAAAAAGGCGATAAACACGTCATTGATGAGTACATAACTAATCTTAGTGTTATGCCATCTATGAGAGCGTTGATGACTGCAGGACCTGCACTGAAACGAGATAACGTCTGTGGTTACAACTGTAGTTATCTGCCAGTGGATAGTCCAAGATCTTTTGATGAAGCTATGTACATTCTCATGTGTGGCACTGGTGTGGGTTTTAGCGTTGAACGAGAGAACGTTGATAAACTACCTATCATTAGTGAAAACATGCAAGAGTCTGATGTAGTGATTGTTGTGGATGACAGT